CTTCAAGGTGGATAACCGCGACTTCCTCGTCCACGCGGGCAAGTTCGCCCGGCGCATGGATCGGGACGTGTTCGCCCGCCACTTCGCCAACTGGTGCCCGGTCATGAAGCACCACGACCAACCCTCCCCCGAGACGGTCGTCTGCTCCGATTGGCGCTACGTCAACGAGCTGCGCGTCTGCCAGGACATCCTCTGGGAGAAGGGCTGGAAGGTCCGCACCATCTACGTCGCCACCGCTGGGGTCGGCCCGGCCAACGACGAAGAGCTCGACAGCATCGCCGAGATACGCGCCTCCCACCTGTTCGACCAGGAGTACATCTTCAGGCCGTCCTCGCGTAACGCGATCATGACCGAAGGCCGCAACCTCGCCCGCTCATGGAAACTATGAACCCCGAGACGCTGCGCTGGGCGAACAAGGTCGGCCTGTCCCCCGACCGCGTGGCCTTCCTGCTGGCTTGCCCGAAGTATACCCGCACCGGGCGTAACGACAAGCCCGCCTACATCAAGGCCGAGAACCCGAACCACCACCTCCAGAAACTCGGTGACTGTTATTGGTTCCGCCTGCGTCGCCGCGGCAAGGACATCGTCGAGAACATCGCCAGCGACCTCGAGACCGCCCGCAAGCGCCGTGACGAGATGCTTGCGGCCTTCGACGCCGGCAAGCCCATCCCTTACATCAACGTCCGCTAATGAGCACCCCAACCCGCTTCGTCGCCTTCGGTGATAACCACGGCGACATGGCTGACGAGAACGCCGTCGAGGCCCTCGTCGAGTTCATCAAGGACTACAAGCCGACCGTGCGCGTCCACCTCGGAGACTGCTTTGACTTCCGATCCCTGCGCCGTGGAGCCGGGCAGGATGCCGAAGGCGCCGAGTCCCTCATCTCCGACATCGAGGCCGGCGAAGCCTTCCTTGAGCGCACCAAGCCCACCGTCTACCTGATGGGCAATCACGAGCACCGCGCCCAAGCCCTCCAGCATACCTCCGGCTCCGCCCTGGTGCGTGACTACTGCGCCGACCTCGAGGCCCGCATCAAGACCGCCGCGAAGAGCTGCGGAGCCAAGACCATCCTGCCCTACCACGCCGAGAAGGGCGTCTACCGTCTCGGTCAGGTCGCCTTTATCCACGGTTACGCCCACGGCCTGAACGCCACCGCCGAGCAGGGCAAGCATTACGCCGACCGCGGCGGGGCTCTGATCCACGGCCACACCCACACGCTCGCCCAGGTTAACTTGACCAAGGCCGAAGGAGGCGCCGCTTTCTCCGCTGGCTGTCTCTGCCAGAAGGACGCCATGGCCTACGCGTCGCACCGCCTAGCGACCTCCCGCTGGGGCTCAGGCTTCGCCGCCGGCTGGGTCGACGGCAAGGACTGGAAGGTCTGGCTCGTCCACCGCGTCGGCTCCCGCTGGGTCTGGACAACCGACCTCAAGGTCTTCACCCCGAAGGCCCGATGAAGCGCTTCGACGCCCACGCCCTCGTCGCCGCGATCAACGCCGACGACACTCCCGAAGGCTGGCACAAGACCACGGAGGTCGTCCGCCTCCTAGGCTATACGACCCGGGCCGGTGTCTCTCTGCCTCTCGCCCGAATCGTCAAGGCAGGCTTCGCTGAGCAGAAGACCATCCGCCGAGGCCGCTTCATCTATCGCCTGTCGCCCAGGTTCAAGACTTGGGCCGCCGCCAAGGCCGCAGCTGAAGCCCTCGACAAGTTCAAGGCCCCCAAGGGATGGGTCACCCTCTCCGAGTATGCGCACAAGCACCGGCGCACCGTCCGCGGCGTGCAATACCGCATCGACGGCATGGCCCTCCCTGTCCGCATCCTCCGCAACCCGCGGAGCGTCCCTTACTACCGCAAGGCCGACCTAGACCGCATCCTACGCAAAGCATCTTGACCACGGGCACCCACGCCCACAAACCCCAACCCTCTCTTCCATGACTCCTCCGAACAATATTCCGGCGGAACGCCACCTCCTCGGTGCTATCATCCGTGATAACTTGGCGTTCCCAATTAACCTTAAGCCGTCCGATTTTTTCGAGCCTAAGCATCACGACGTAGCCGCGGCCATTCTTTATCTGCAGGCAGACGGCAAGACTGTCGACGAGACCACGGTATCTACATACCTTCACTCAAACGGCTCGATTGTAGAGCATTCTTTTATCTCTGACTTAACCGGATACGCTGGTTTCAGAGAACTACGCCAGGAGCACGTTGACATGATCGCCGACGCGGCCTTCATGCGCGAGGCTTCCCTGATCTCCTTAAAGGCCACCGACCCCGACCTTCTGCTCGAGCATTATGCCCGCCTAGCCGATAAGCGCAAGAGCCTGAGCGTCCGCCAAGGTGCGCAGCGCATGCCCATCGATGAGCTGATGAAGTTCGACCGCCAAGCCGACCCGACCAACGTGCTAGGCAATCGCTGGCTATGCCGTGGCGGCTCCCTGGTCATGGCCGGACAGGCTGGCACCGGCAAGTCGGCCCTGATGATGCAGGCCGCCATCAACTGGACGCTCGGTCAGGACTTCTTCGGCATCAAGACTAACGATGGCATGAAGATGCGCACGCTCGTGATCCAAGCCGAGAACGATGCCGGCGACGTGGCCGAGTCTATGCAGGACCAGATTAACGGACTGTACTTGGACGAAGACCAAAGGGCTGAACTAAAGGACCGCATGTTCATCTACCGCGAGAGCGTCGCCACGGGCAAGGAGTTCGGAGACGTGCTGCGCAAGCTAGTCATCCAGCATCAGGCCACGATCTGCTTCGTCGACCCTCTCATGGCTTTTGTCGGCGCCGACATCTCCGAGACCGCTGAGGCCGCCAAGTTCCTTCGCCACATCATCCAGCCCATCCTAAACGAGACGGGCGTCATCATCGTCTTCATGCACCATACCGGGAAGCCGAAGTCATCCAAGGACAAGGAAGGCCAGACCATGGCCGACCTCGCATACCAACTGTTTGGGAGCTCAGAGGTCACTAACTGGGCACGCGAGATAGCCTGCCTCCAACGTTGCCCAGGGGACGAGCCGATCTACCGCCTAGGTCTGACCAAGCGCCGTAGCCGTGCCGGTATGACCGACGGCATCAGCCCTTCCCCCGTCGGCGAGATTTACATTCGCCACTCCCCTAAGCGCGGTGAAATCCGCTGGGTCAGGTCTGGGCCTCCCATGCCCACGGACGGAGAAGGCTATTAGACCCCCTTGGCTGGCCCGCCATGCCCCTTTGGAGGGGTGATGGCTACCACCCCCGCCTCAACCCACCAAACCCACCTTAAACAGGCCACAAGGCTAATGTTAAATCCCTTATACAAAACCGATGACAAAACCGATGACAAATCTATGTCTCTACTGCAGTCCATGTATGCTACATGGACATGCAAGTAGAGAGGGAGGAAGGGATACGGCTCGCCTTGACGGCGGCCTACCCCCCTCCCCTCGAGATACAAAAGGCATCTGACGACCATGGCCTACTACCGCAAGAAACGCACCCCTGCCCAAGAGGAGGCTGACCGCGTCCGGCAGAAGATTGCCCGGGCCAAGCGCGTCAACGTCCTCAAGGCTTACCAGGCACAATGGGACAATCCTGAGACCAAGCCCTTCATGCTCGCCCGATCCGCGTCAGGCCGGAGAAGCATAGCCGAACATCAGGCCATCCTTGAGCAAGCAGTGCATCGCTTCCTTCAGCGTCAGCCCGAGAGCCTGACCAAGGTACGATGGCTCGACGTCTTTTGCCGAGGCTATGACCAGATCATGGAGAACGCCCGGATGGTAAGCCCTGGCTCACGTCCTAAGCTGCGGGCCAAGGATGAGGCCAACCTGTTCAGAACCTTTGTCCGCAAAGGATACTTACGACTCGATGCAAAGACAGGGCTTTGGAACAACACATGCAGGCTTATGTGATTTGCTTATTCACCTAGGCAATATCCTTGCTCACATTGCCAGCGTGACACGCGCTAGGCTCAACGACCTGACGGCTCCGGCTAAGGAGGCCAAGTCGTTTGACGCTTGGTTCTTTGCCCAGCCCAAGAAGGTCCAGGAGAAGATGCGGGAGAACGGCGTGCTGCCTTACCGCGAGATGACTCAGTCACGTCATGTGTTTAACATCGACGCCAATCATCCATCTTGGTCGAGCGACACTGACAAGACTCGCAATATGCAAATGGGGGAAATCCAAGCGAGAACAGAAGTCGATACGTTCATATCCCGCGATCATGTCGGCGTCATGCTTAAGGCATTCATGGATGCCATCGCACACTCAGATTCAATGGCGTTCAGGAGGCACGTGGAACTCTGCAGATGGGCGCTCAGTCTGCCCGGATGCATGTCATCTCGCCTGATCGGTAAGATGTATGGCCGCTCTCATTTCTGGATGCGTGCCAGGGCTAAGGAAATCCAACGGGCCGTAAACTCCGACGCGTGCGGTCTGTTTCCTCATGTGAATGCCAGACGCGGCAAGAATAAGGTGCCAAGCCCCCTGCCCCCTGCCACGCCCAAGCGATGAAAACGGCCCATATACCCCCTCTAAGGAGTCTCCTAGACCCCCCCCTACGTCACGCGTGGCCCGACACCACGAAAGAAAAGTGCATGGTCACTACGAATAATATTGGGGTTGAGCAAACCAGTTCAGAACCATGGCTCTAACCAACTCAGAACTGGGTTTGGCGCTCGGCGTCACCGCGCAACGCATCTCAGTCCTTCGACGCGAAGGTATGCCGACCGACAGCATCGACGCGGCTCGGGCGTGGCGGGAAGCCCGGGCGAACGTGCAGCGGGCCGCGGCACCCAAGGCCGCACCGGCTCAGCTCGATGACGGCTCCCTGGCTGACACGATCAGCGAACATCGGACCTTGGTCAGTCGGGCGCGTGGCGTCTGGCAGGCGGCGATGGAAGGGGGCGACCCTAACCAGGGGAAGTATCAGTCGAGTTATAACGCCTCGCTCAAGACGCTCGTGGCCCTCGAGGAAGAGCAGGAGCGTCGGCTCATCCTCACGAAGGACTTCATCTCCGCAAAGGAGGCCACCGAGGCCATGCGCGACATGACCGCTGGCATCGTCAACCGCCTCGACAAACTCGCCCTCGATGTCGCAGAAGGATGTAACCCCGAGAACCCGGCGAAGGCGGTGAAAGTTCTGGAGGCTTGGGTGCGCCGCGTGAAGGCCGACCTATCGACCCATGACGAAGCGTAAGCCCAAGCCCAGGCGCAAGCCGATGCCGAAGCCGTCGCGTCCGTTCAAGCGCAAGCCGAGGAAGTGGTCGGAGTTATCCGACGAGCTGTATCGCCTGCTCAAGGAGGCAGGGCTTTATGAATAAGTCCGACCTACTCCGCGTAGGCCGTGACGTCCTGCGTCCGTCTGACTCCGGCGACGTGGTCGAGTGGCTGGAGTCTAACGTCCACGCCATCCCTGACTCACCGATGCCCGGACCGTTCAGGTCCGACCGCACGCCGTGGGTCGCCGAAGCCCTACGCATCGCCGCCGATCCCGAGACCAAACTCCTGACCGTCCTCGCCAGCATCCAATCGGGCAAGTCCCTCTTCGCTCGCCTGCTCACCTGTCACATCATCGCCAACGCTCCTGGGCCGACGATGGTGCTTCAGGCCACCGACCCCGAGGCCAAGGACTTCGCCCTGCGTTACCTCCGCCCGGTCTGGAACAACTGCCCGCCGGTGAAGGCGCGTCTCTCGGGGGACGACCTCGACCGCTCAACGACCGCTGACTTCGACCGCAT